GCAGCTTGTCGGCCATCGCCACCAGGGCGGTACCGACTGCCTGGGTGGCGCTGTGCTTGGGCGTCACCAACAGCCGCGGCTGGGCGTTGAAGCGGCTTTTGCCATCGAGCAGCGCCTGCAGGCCGGTACGGGTACCGTCCGCCAGCACGCCGCCAATAATCGCCGAGGTCTGCTGCGCGGCGTCCTCGACCTTGGCCACACCACAGGCGACGATCACCGCCTTGGCGCGCATGTACACGGCCTTACAGGCCTTGGTGATCGCCGAGTCAGGACCGAAGGCGGCGACCGCCTCGCGCTCGCTGGTGATCAGCACCAGCTCGTCAGCCTTGGCGCTGGCCGTGGGGCCAGGTGTGAAGGTGTCGACCAAGCCAATGATCGAGGACGACGGCAAGGCGATGGTCCGCGCGCCGGTGTCGACGTTCGTTACGGTAACGCCGTGAAAGAAACCACTCATAGGTTCTCCAGATACAAGAAGGCCCCGCAGTGCAGGGCCTTGTGTGAGTGCAACAGGAAAGAAAACGCCCCGTCAGTGCGGGGCGTTATTGGTTTTGCTCAGCAATCCAGGGCGGCGCTACGGGGCGGTACTCGATCACAGGGAATTGCTCCGACTGCGGCCAATCACGCAGCGCCTGCATAAACACCAGCAGCTCTCTGAACTGCTCAACGGTCAGCGTGGTATCAGAGCCAAGTTCCAGTTGATCACGGTGGCGATCTCGCAACCAGATAACGGATTCCAGCTCACTGTCTCGCCAAGTGCGCTCGGGCTCGGTCAATTCCGGCAGCGCAGGCGACCACATATTTAACCAGGCGATGTATCGCGGATCGTCTTCATCGACCTCCCCTTGATTTGGATAAGCCCCAGAATCTTGAGAGCACCCAAATGCCGCGATGATTCTCAGTTCATTTTCATCTTCAAACTGTACGAACATAAAAGTGTTCCTCAGAAGGCGTAGCCAGAGACGTATACCTGGGCATTCATAGCTCCCGCCGCTGCCGTCAGAAGGTAATAAATCGTTTGGGGTGTCGCCAGAGAGACACGGTACGGCCCCTGCGCAGCTGTCGACGTAGAAAGCTGGAAGATAGAACCAATGCTTGTGGCTGAGCCCGAAATCCCTGAGGTAAGAGAAGCTGAAACGCTACTACCTATTTGGACATCGCCAGACACCTCGTTAGCATTTTTAGGTACGGTCGCCTCTAGCGATAACGGCGTTAACGAACCTTGCTGCGTTGTAGTGGCTAACACAGACCTGCGGTTGATTGATACGCTCCGGCCTAGCTGGAGGCCGATGGTGAGCAAGCCGTTAATCGTCGGCCATACCGACACAAGCGCAGATGCTTCGTAGCCTGCGGGCATGTTGGCACCACCGTAGACCTCAGGCGCCACAACCGAAGTAGCGTTGACCGCGAGCAGATCTGACATTGCTGTAGTCGGGTTGTAGATCGCATAGATAGCGACAAAACCATTAGCAGGAGCGGCCCCTGCATCCATGCCGCCAGCGCCAACACTGGCGAGGTTGATCTGCTTATTGAATGCGCCCAACTTATAGGCCCTGCCGCGCAAGGCAGTTTCCACGATAACCTCTTCGGCCGTGAGCGTCGCCGACACTGAAGTGACAGTGATCGACATTCTGACGTTACGAGCGCCACCCACCACGGGGCCATTCAAGGCAATTTGTTGGACCTCTCTTTCAAGTGCAGCAATATCAATGTGCCCCTGATTGATCGGCGCGTTCCAGGCCTTGATGCACCAAATCACCGCCAGGTTTCGCGGTCTTGTTACACCCACCCCAGCGCCGGGAGGGTTCGTGACACCGCTGGCGATACCGACTGACTGGCTGACCGGGTAATCCGCGACAACCATGCTATCGAGGCCGTGAATAGCAGCAACATTGACGTCTGCGCCGCTATGCCACAGGCCGGTTATAGCAGGCGAGGCAGTGGATGGGTCGAAGGACTGCAAGCTCCCTTTCTGCCAGGTGCCTATGCCGCGCCCCGCATCAACTCCGCGCCCATGGTCCCAGCCCCGCAGGAACTCGGCCCGCGACTCGGGCAGTCGGAAATTACCGGCGCCCTCGTCACCCTTGTTGAAAGTGGTACCCAGGAAAGCTGCCAGATCGGGATAGACCGCAATACTCTTGACGCTACCGTCGACCTCCAGAAAGCCTGGCGCGACCTTATCCACCGGGAACGCCACCATGGCACCCACCGGCAGCGCCGACGCCTGGGCAATGATCGCGTCGACCTGCTCTTTCGTGTAGGCATCGGTGATGCCATTGGCGGCCAGCGTCGTCGGGTTGTCGCCTGAGAGCACCAAGCCCCGGTCATTGATCTTGACCCGCGTGTATTCACCGGGCGTCTTGTTCTTCGGCAGCACCTCAAGAATGGCCGCATCGACATAGGATCGCGTGGCCAGCACCACCGCCGGGTCAATCTTCAGCTGCACATTGGCCGTACTGGTGACGATGATGTTCAGGCGTACCACCTGAGTCTTGCCGGTGCCCTGAGTAAGCAGCGGCTTGAAGCTCGGCGCGCAGTTGGCCACCGCGACCAGATCACCATCGGCGTCGTAAAGACCGATCTCGCGAATCCACCAACCGCCCACATCAGGCGGAATCACCTGCTCAGCGATGATGATGCTCGCATTAGCGGGGTCTATCTTCAGCTGATTGAGCGGTGCCCGGCGGCGCTCGTTGATAAGTCGGGTCTGCTCGCGGGATGGTACCGGGTCGGTCAGGTTGGCATCGCCGACGCCCAGCTGGGAAAACGTCCAAGGCACGCCCAGGGCGTTGGCGTTGGCCTGTTTAGCCTCTCCCACCGCCGTCAGGATGGCGAAAAACTGACTGCTCGCTGTAGTCATGAGTACACGTCCAGGTATTCAATTTGATGTTCACGGCCAACATGGCCAAAGCTGCCGCCAATCTCGATGTCGTGTGACATCGGCGGGTACACGTCGATTTCCTCGCCCTCATACAGGCCCAGCCCCAGCCGCATGTAACCGCTAGAAGCCAGGGAAATCGCCAGGCCTATCAGGTGTCGGCTGACCGGCTTGGCGTCATCGATCAGCCGCGTCAGCTCCTGATACATTTCCTCGGTGATGCCGGTATCCAGTACGCCGACCTGCAGCTCGAAAGTGCCCGGCACGCCCTCGGGCACGCCTTCCCACCACTCGCGAACCTCGATCAGAAAACCCAGCGGCTCGACCACCCGGCGCAAGGCGCCGATGGTGCCTTTGTGCGCATGCACGTAGAACGCCGAGCGGATCACCGAGCGTTTGACCGCCTCCGACCAAGTGTCGTCCCAGCGATCCACCGACCAGGCCCAGGCCAGGTGATACAGCAAGTGCGCCGGGCAGGTGTCAGGGTTGTACAAGGTGCGTAGCGGTACCTCGGTGATATCCACGTCAGCCGCCTCGATAGCGCGTTCCAGCTGGGTACTGTTGAGCGGGAGCAGGCTGTTCATCTCAACTCCCCCGCGTCACAGTAATGTCCTCGCACCAGGCCGCCTGGGCCTTGCTCGGGCGAATGTCGGCCCAGTCGCTCAGCTCGACCCGACTGACGCCATTGATATGCAGCTGGGCATCCACACCAGAGCGGGCCACCTCGGCGCCCAGGCGGCGCCGGGGGTTGACCCAGGCCTGCAGGCGGCGTTTGCATTCGGCCAGGGTGGCCTCGGTTTCAGGGCCGCTGCCGGCCATGTGCACCACTGCGTCGATCCGATAGCGCAGGATCTCAGCGCCCTGCACCGTCAGGCGATCCGCCACCGGCCGCACATCGTCGTCACTGAGCTTGATCCGTACCGTCTCCAGCAGCTCGGGTGGGGCCGTGCCGTCGCCCTCCAGGCCCAGCACCGTCACCATCACCACCGCCGGCGCCGGGCTTTCGGCGGTGGCATCGGCAACCAGGCCAGAGGCATTGCGCGCATGCAGAATGTAACTGTTACGCGGCCCCGCCGTGGTCAGGCCCTCATAGACCAACTGGATACGCTCGCGCAGGGCGTCGTCGTCCTCCAGCACCGCCGGTACCGGCGGCACCGCAACCAGATCCTCGGCCTGCACCACCAGGCGCTGCAGCCGAACGTTGGCCGCCAATTGGTCAAGGTCGTTGCCCTGGGCATACGCCAGCAGCAACGCCTTGCCCGCGTCATTGACCCGCGCCCGGTTCTGCAAACGCCGAAAGGCGCCAAGCTCCAGCAACTTGGTTACCGGGTCGCTCTCCAGCAACGCGTCCCAGTTGTCGCCCATGTACTGGCGAAAGGTGGCCAGCTCGGCTTGGTAGGCCTCCTCAAAGTCGAGGTCTTCCAGCACTTGCGGCGCGGGCAGCGCCGACAGCTCGATTGTGCTCATGCCTTCACCTCAATAATCGCACTGTCGCCCAGGTACTGGCCGGTCAGCTGCAGGGTGATTTGCCCGCCGACCACAGCAGTGACCCGCACCCGCTCCAGCTTCAGGCGCGGCTCCCATCGCCCCAGCGAACGTGCCACCTCGGCCTGTACCGCGCTTTTCCAGCCTTCGTTTACCGGCAGATCGACATAACGGCGCAAATGGCTGCCGTACTCCGGGCGCATGCGCCGACTGCCGACCGGCGTGGTCAGAATGTCTTCAATGGACTGCCGCAGGTGCGCCAGGCCGGAAACAGACTGACCCGTGTGGCGATCCATTCCGAGCATGGGTTACTCCTGCAGCTGCAGGTCCGGGTGACCTTCCAGGTACTTCAGCGCCTCGGCATCGTCGGCCGGAACCGTCACCAGAAAACGGGCGACAGTTAACTGGCGGTTGTCTGGCAAGATCAACACGCGGGAGTTGTAGCGCGTGTCGCGGTAGGTGACTTGCGCCGCTTCGGCGGGTGGTGCTTGATCTTTTTTCGGGGTAGCCATGTTTCCTCCAGGCATGAAAAAGCCCGCACGCGGCGGGCCTGAGTGATGGACGGCGGTTAGCCGGTGTGCGCGCTCTTCAGAGAAGGCCCCATAGCCCCGTTCAAGGCTTGGGCAATGCCTTCAGGGCTGGCATCTCCAAATACCTGAACGCTGATATTGCTAACCACAGCGGGCTCTTTACGCACGTAGTGCCCGCCGCTCAGCGCCCGGCAGAGACCATCTGCCACTTGGTCGGGGTCGTTGTCCCCGGCAATGAGCCGTCTCCAGAACTGCCGCATACGCAGCGCGTCATAACGCTGCTCAATCTGACCGCACACCATGTGCTCGACCATGGCCGAGTCAACACCGTTGATTGGCCCTTTTGCTCTGTCAGTCATAGCGACCCTCAGTGTTTATGGTTTGCCGTGTTTCCGGCGGTGTCGATGATCTTGCCGCCGCCGTTGATATCGCCCGTTACGCGTAACGGCCCATTGATCAGCACCTGGCCATCCAGGGTGATGTTGGCCGCTTTGGCGTTGATGGCGTTATCCGTAACGAATGCCTCGGTACCGCCGACCTTGATGGCAACGGTGCCGGACGGCAGGGTGATGCTGTAACTACTGGCCTGCCAGTCGTAGACCAGCGAGCCGCCATCATCAAAGCGCCACACTTCGACATGATCGCGGTTATCCGGCTGGGCACCCGCATTGCCGTACAGCCCGGGCACGAACGTGCCCTGCGCCGGTTCGCCGCTCGGACTGATCAAAGTGCCCTGCTCGTCCAGACTCGGCGCCCGCCAATGCCGAGCTTTGCCGGCGGCCTGGCTGTGCCAGCGCACCCAGGCGCTGGTCCAGCCCGCGCCGTCGGAAACGCGGACCATTGCGGTGGCCAGGTCTACCGCCACCACCCGACACGGAATGACCAGGGCGGCCAGCATGCGGTCATGTGTTGCGCTTACTTGGCTCATGCCAACTCCTCCGGCGCCTGGCCGCCACTATCGACGGCAAACGCCATATCGGGATCAGGAGCAAACTGCAACGAACCTGCAGGCTCATCCGGCCAGAGCCATTCGGTATCCCCCAAATAAACGTCTTGCCGCCACTGCACCGACCAGGCCGCACACTGCACCAGATCAGGGATGGATTCCGATGGCATTGCCTGCACGTCATAGACGCCAGCGACAAAATCCATATCCCAAAACTGATGGCGCAACAGCTTGACCAGTTGGGTAGCCAGAATGGCCGCCTGCAGGGGTGCTTGAGGCCGGCTTGACTCCACCAGAATGCAGGCCTCAAACGTCGCCACCACACACGCTCGACCATCGCCCGGATCGGGGCCGGGAACTAGATTGGTCATGGCGTACAGCAGAGCGGGCAGCTTCATGCCCTTTCTAAGTACCGGGTAAGCCTCGACCAACTGCAGCCGCGACATACCCGCCTTGATGGTGGCGGTCATCGCAGCATGCAGCAGGGTCAGCTCACTAGGTAATGTCGGCTGTTCGCTCACGCTCCACCTCCAGCACCAGGGCCACCATTCCGTCACCCGTAGGCTCAGGCCTAACCACTCGGTAACGGCCGCCACCCTCAGCGGGCGGCAGCTCAATGGACAGCACCGAGTCGTTGGGCAGGCGTTCCGCCTCTGCCGCCAAAACACAGAACCGGGGTTCGCCCAGCTCTGCCCCATCGACCTGCATGGCCAGCCCCTTGCCGCCGCCCTTGGCCCCCACCTGGGGGTCAAGAAACGGGTTGTCGAAGGTACCCAGCACTTCAGTACCATCCTCAAGCGTTGCGCGGTCGCCCACGCGCTTGAGGATTCTGGAAGTCAGGCCGGCCATACGGTCGCGAAAATTCGCGACCGCCATTACTGCACAATCAGCACGTCAGCGAAGCCATCGACCGTGTCGCTCAGCTGCTTTCCGTACGGCAGCGAGTCGGCAGTTCCGTCGGCGACAAGAACACCGTTGAGCACGCTTACTTTGGCGCCGACTTTTAGGCCGGGGGTCGACGGGACACGCCACGCATCGCAGGTGCGGTAGGTAATAGGGGTACCTTTCGCGCCAGACTGCAGTGGCATTACCGCCAAATTGCCGATCACCTGCGGGATACCCGCGACCGAGCCGCCGGTGGGAGCTGGCAAGCTGATGCTACCGCCAGCACTGACATAGTTCTTGGCCATGGCCATTTTTCTCCTGTCCAGAAACAACAAACCCCGCAAAAGCGGGGTGTTTGGGTGGAGCCTGCGGTTACGCGCCGACAGACTTGTTGAGGCCGCGCGAATCCAGCGCCGCAACGCCGGCGTCGATCCGCACCTTAGTGGCCACGCCGTCGACGGTGAAGCCTTCTTGCTGCTCCATGTACGGCTTATCGACGCCATCCAGGTAGGAGACTTCGATAGTGTCACGACCTTGCGCGGCCGCCAGATACCACGACTTCGCGTTGTCATCGTCCAGACGCGGCTCGGCGATCACTTCGGCGAAATTGCGGATCGGGTTATCGACGCCGGCGTTTACGTCGGCGCCTGGTACCGAGGCCGAGCGGATCAGCTGCTTGGCCTTGTCTTCCAGGGCCACCGGGCACAACAGGAAGGCCGGGCGAATGTTCAAAGTGCGTGGCTTACCACCTTCGACCTGGGATTTCTGCAGCGCCATGGCGTTCTTGGCGGCAATCATCGCCTCAATCGACAGGGCCGAGCCGGCACCAGTGAACAGGTTCTTGCGCGAGGCATCGAACAAGGCCTTTTGGTCGCTCATCTTGGCGTTGGTGGTCAGCACCGCGTAGACCAGATCACCGATGGTGCCGCGTGCGGCCAAGCCCATGTTGTAAGGAATGGTGCTCAGCAGGTCGAGGTCATCGTTGATGATGGCCTGACGGGTGATCGAGAACAGTTCGCCATAGGTGGCCAGACTGATGGTTTCGCCACGGTCGCCGGTGGTGATGTACTGATACTCAGCACCTGGGCGCACTTCGCGCAAGCTCGGGAAAGCGCCCATACCAACACGCTTGGCAACTCGGAAGTCGCTCAATCGACCCCGGCGGGTCCACTGGTCGAACGTCTCGGGCGCCTCGTCCCAGCCGGCCAGCACCGACACGGCGGCGGTGTCGATCAGGATGCTGCCGAAATCGCTGGTGTCGTGGGTGAAGGCCAGGCCGACCATCTGCATCGGGTTGAGCGAGGCGGTCAGAATGCCACGATCATTCAACGAGGCGCGGGCCAGTTCGCGCAGGCTCATGTGGTTGTAAGCGTTGTCAGCCTCGTTGGCCGCATGACCGATACGCCCCGCCAGGGATGCCCGCACCGAGTCACCCACGATGTTGCCGTTGCTGATGTGGCCGTGCTGGCCTGGTGCCTGGCTGCCGGTCGGCGTGGTCGCCTTGCCCATGTGGGCCAGCAGCTTGGCGTTGGCCGATTCCACGGTGCAGCTAGTGTCGTTCAAGCACTCGTCACGCAACGCGGCAGAGCCCTCCAGGGTGGCAAACATGGAGAATGCGGAGGTGATCGCGGCACGGCGGGTGGCATCGGCCTGCAGTACGCGAGCCTGAATCTGCTCGGGCGTTTCGTTCGCCGGCGGCTGGGCCGACTGATTGACCGGTGCCGGGGGCTGGGTTTGGCCGCGCGGGCCGAACATCGGTTGTGCAGCGGTAGGCATGTTGGTGAACTCCTGCATGCGTTGAGAGTTGAGTGCGGCGAAGGCTTCAAGCGCCCCCACCAATTCATCGGCAAAGCTCAGCTCGACGGCCTCGGCGCCGGTCATCCACGTTTCAGCGGCGAGCAGCGCCTTAATTTCGTCGGCGGTCTTGCCGGTCTTGTTGGTGTACGCCGCCACCAGGGAATCCTCGACCTTGTCGAGCAGGTCGGCGTAGCGGCGCATTTCGTCAGCATCGCCGCCCTGGATACCCCAGGGTTTGTGCACCATGATCATGGCGTTTTCGGGGATGCGGATTACGTCGGAGGCCATCAGAATTACGCTGCCCATCGACGCCGCAAGGCCGTCTACCGTGCCCTCTACGCGGGCCGGGTGATTGCGCAGCAGGTTGTACATCGCCATTCCCTCGAACACGTCGCCACCGGGAGAATGCACATGCAAGTTGATTTGTGACACGTCACCGAGGGCTTTCAGATCGCGGGCAAACTGGTTGGCCGAGATACCCCAGGCGCCAATCTCGCCGTACAACATCAGGTCGACCACGCCGCGCTGACTGGATGCGCGCAACGTGTACCACGTCTGCGCGGCCGGGTCAGTCGTCGCCACCGCCGCGCGCGGCCCCAAGATGGGCGGCCTTTCCCGCTGTTTTCGTTTGATCATTGGGTTGGTTTCTCCCGTAATACTCATGGTAGGCATCCGAACTGAACACCAGATCGTCTGCCCGGTTGGCGGCGATCTCCGACTTGCGAGACGCCTTAAGCTCGGACGGGTTACGGCCACGCGAGCGAGTCATTTCCGCCTCGTCGCCGCCACCGGCTTTGATGATCTTTTCCCAGGCGTCGGCCTCATGAACCGGGTTAATCCACGGCATCACTGGGCCTTGGTAGAAGGCGCCGTAAATGGTCCGCTGATCCACGTCCGCCGGCACTTTGAGCTGTCCGCTCAGGATCGCCATGCGCAGCCAGTTGCGGTACACGCGGCGGCACCAGTAGTCGATGAACTCATGCTGCAGTTGGTCGTAACCCAGTTGACCCTCGACCAGCTCCTGGCGTTGTGCTGAGTAGGTGCCGTCGTAGCTGCGCGCCACGCTGGAATAGGTGCTGCGCGTACCGGCGGCCACCGCCTTGAGCTGCCCGTTGCGGAACCCCTCAAGGAACGGGTTAGGCCGGTTGCTTTCGATCATGCCCACGTCTTCACCCGGTAACAGGGTGTCGACCACGATGCCCGGGGCAATGGGGAAGGTCCGTTCGGCGCGCGTCTCGCCCGGCCCGGCCGGCACATAGTCGTCGGGCGTGCCCTTCTTGATGTACATGGCCAGCGCCGCACTGATCCGCGCCGCCACCCGCTCGCTTTCCTCGTAGTCTTTGATATCCGCCAGGCGCATCAGGACCGCATGCAGCAGCGGCTGGCCACGGCTCTGCCCAATGCGCTTGCGGTAGGCAATGTGAATCACTTGCTCAGCCGGCACGCGCTTGGTGTTCTGCACCAGGCTGCCGCGCAGGCCAGCCGGATGCCCCTTGTACAGGTGGTAAGCCAGCACACGGCGCCACCCGTTACGCTCGATTCCCTGGACAATACCCTTGGATTCGTCGGTGTATTCGACCGGCAAATAGTCCGCCTCCAGCAGCTCCAGGGCATACGGCACACAGTGCAGGTGCTGATAGTTCGGCACCCGCCCCATAAGCTCCTGGGCCAGGGCCTCGCCATCGCGCAACCAGCTGCGGCACACCAGGCGCTCCATCTGCGGCCGGCTCAGCTCGCCCGAGGCCTCAGGCTTGAGCGACCACTCCCCCCACAGCGCGTTGATGGCGGCGGCAAACTCACGGTGTACCGTGCCATCTAGGTGCAGCGGGATCGGCTCAACAGCAATGCCGGCACCGCCTACCACGCGCTCCTCCAGGCGATCAAAAACGCCGGTGACAATGTCGTGGTCTTCGTCGAGCTTGCGGCTCTGCTCGCGCATCGACTTGAGTGTGTGATTCAACGCACGATCCGCATTGCCGGTCTGTTTCTTGGCCTTGTGAGTCCGCGTGGGCTTGGCGGCTTCAAACGCCATGATCACGTTACGCGCCCGCAGACGCTCGGCCACCATGCCCGGAAACAGCGGCGCAAGCGCCTTGTCCAGCAGGTTCATGCCGCTCAACCAAAGCTCGCCAGGGAGTAACCCGGACGCCCCCCGCGCGCTTGTGCCGCTACTCGACGCTCCCAGTACAACAGGCCGTCGCGTATCTGGTTCAGCTCGGCATACACGAACCGCCGACCGTTCAAGGTCACATCTTTGCCCCCGGCCACTAGGTCGGCCTCGGCCTGCATGTACAGCGCGACCATCTGTTGGGGGGTCAAGTTTTGGGCTTCTACAGCCATCCGTTTGCTCCTGTCTCTACCCAACCGCCGGCGGCGGGCTGGTGATCTGGTTGAGGCGCCACCGGCGCCGGCGACGGCAAAGCAGCCGCCGGTGACTCTGGCGGCTCGTCCGGCTCGGCCGCGTGTGGCGGCTCTGCAGGCACTTCCCAAACATCTGTCTCGGGGTTCTGACTGGCCAGCAGGTCAAGGTCGAGGCCAAAGCGCTCTTGACTGATGCGCAGCGCCGCCAAGGCATACACCAGGCAGTCGAGCGCTTCGTTTCGCTTCTTGCTGGCATCCCAGCGCAGCACCCGCCGGCCCTTCACCAGCACCCACTTTTTGGTTTCGCTGGTGAGCTGCTTTAGTTCGTCTCGGTCACAGATCGAATCATCGGCTGGGAAATGAAGCAGGCCGGGCACCGGACGATTGCCGTTCGGCTGCAGCTTGAGGCGGTTGTAAATGACCTCTTTGGCGTTGTCGGTGCCGACCTCCGTCAGGTAGGTCTTCGACTTTTTCTCTTTCTTGCGCGGAAAGTTGGCTATGGGCTTGCCGTAGGTGCTGGCCCCGAAAATCGGGATGACCCAATGCAAGCCATGATCGCGACTCTGCTTTCGCACCGTTTCCGAGTGGTGTCCGCCGGAGTCCCAACACCAGCGCATAACGCCCATCTTCGTGCCGTCGGCACGGGTGAACTGGCGGTTCAGCTCCAGCCCAACTTGGCGCAGCAGTTCGCCGCTGGCCGGGTCACCCGTCAGCACGCGGCGGTAGATCAGCCACGCCTCCTCATCCTTGCCAAACGCCCAAACCCGAAGTTCGTAACGGTCGTCCTGGGTGTCGATGCCTCCCACCAGGACCAAGCCGCGCGCCGGCACCTGGGCGGCAAATACCTCGCGGCGCTCGTAAAGCAGCTCCGCGTCGACCTTCTCGCTAAGGTCTTCCTCCCAGGTCTCTCCGAGCGTGGTGTTCACGAAGGTTTTGAGCTTGCCCCGGTCATTGCCAGCCTTGACGCGTTCGTCGGCAATCTTCACCCAGGTCGTAAAGGTCGAGTAAATCGTCCAGATATGGAACGTCAGCCGGCGAGGGGTGCGAATAGGCTTATCACTCGCACCAAACCACTCCATGCTGTCGCGGGTCCATACACCAGTTTTCTCGCATATCCACCGGCCAGACTTCGACGCCTCGACCATTTGATAGTGCTCAAAAGCACACCCATTGCCGGACTCGCACAGATACCAAGCATGATCGACCTGGCCTAGCTCATCCTTGGACCACTTGACCCCAAAGGACTCATCCTTGCCACCCCATTTCAGGGTCTGCTCGGTTTGGCAGTGCGGGCAGCGAATGTGGAAGCGCAGCAGGTACGCCGACTCCTCGGCCGCCCGCGTGATTTGGCAACTGCCGGCAAGCTTGGGCGTCGAGCCACGAACCGACTTGGGATAAGTCGCACCCTCTAAGCGCTTGTCACCCAGGAAGGTGGGCGAGCCCTCTTTGTCGATATCTTCGTCAAAGCTCGACAGCTCGTCATAGCCGACTTCGTCCGGGCTTTTTTCCCGGTAGTTGCCGCCCGCCTTGCCACCCATCCACCACAGCACCTTGCGATTCTCGAAGGTCTTAACCTCAATGGTGTTGTGCTTGTGTTTCTTCCCGTACCAGGGCGCCAGGGCCTTGATCACTGGCACGTCGCGAATCATCGGTTCAACGTGCTCTTTCATAATCCCCTCGGCGTCACCGTCCGTAGGGCTCCACATGCACACGCTGCGCTTTTTGTGCTCAAGCTTGTAGGCGATGTTGGCCACCAGCATTTTGGTGTACCCAACACGCGCAGACTTGATCAGGTTCAGCTCTTGAATCAGGTCATTGCCCATTGCGTTGAGCAACGCCACCTGAAACGCCGCTGTCGTCCACTTGCCCTCACCGTATGAGGACTCCGACGACATGTAGAAATGTTCGTCCGCCCAGGCCGAGGCCGTCATGGGCGGATCTTTTTTCAGACTCTTGAACCCACGCCGAACGGCCTCAACCAGCGGATTCATCCAAAGTGGTGAGGTATTCATCTAACAATCTCGGTATGCGGTCGGCTAGATCCACCGCAGCGTTACGAGTAACGGCAATCTCGTGCTCGAACGCCTCCATGTGTCGAGGCGCGATATCGGGATGCTTTCGCTTCACGCTTTTCGGGGTGGTGTCGAGGGCGGATGCCAGCTGCGCCGACAGATCAGCCAGCGCGAACACCATGAACCCAACCGGCACAAGTTCCTTTTCCCCGACCTTGTTTTTGCGCGCTTGGGAGTCCGCTTGCTCCTTGGTCAGGCGCAGACGCTCGACCGCGATCTTGTACTCAATGAGCGGATCGACCCCGTCCAAGTCGGGTTGTTGTTTTCCGCTCTGGTGCTGCAGGCGATTGGCAAGCACGCATTTGGTGTCATAAAACGCCTCTTTGCCGATCCGGGCGACCGGCTGGACGCCCCATTTATCAAAGGCCTGAACCGAAATCCCAAGGCTCGCGGCCATGCGCGTCTTGTTGAGCCAGTACGGCTCGCGGGTGATGGTTTGATTAGCCATAGTCGAAACAACAACCAACCTCTGCAAAAGGGTCATACGTAGCGAATGAGCGGGGCCCGAATTACCCCCTAGGCCCGGTGGGTCCGGGAGGACCCATTGACGAGGGATGGAGTGGCGGCAACCCCCTGCTCCGGGCATTACGGATGGGCGGTGGCGATGGCCTGCCCCAATGCCGCTGTGAGTTCGGCCTGGGCGTGCGCCTTGACGATGTTGTCGGCGATCTTGAAGAACGGAAAGATCACGCGGTAAGCCGGTGCGCCGTTGGAGTACAGGAACACCGGGCGAACGCCATCGCCGAACGCCGTGTCTTTGCGCTCCCACACGCCCTGCTGCCCATCGACCGCGCCAGTGAAGTAGCGCTTGGCGTTACCCTTGCGTTGACTGCGTTTGCTGCCCGTGGCGTTGGCCTGATGCCCGCGCCCCGACTCGGCAGCACCGAGCCCCGAAAGGATGCGAGTCATGGTGCCGCGCGATACGTTGCCGTATTGGTTGAGCAGATCCTTGGCCGGTAGCGCGAACTGCCCCGACTTCATCAGCCCTTGAGCAATCAGCGATTTCTCAAAACGCTTATGTGGCCGCTGCCCACCCTGCACGGCCTGCTGCAGATAGGCATCGGCAGGAATGCCAGTGGTCCAAGAATCCTTGAAGAACACCTTGGCCGGACGGGCCTTGGTGGCTGCCTGCACATACAGACTTTTCATCGTGGTCGGTGTTGGCCTATCCAAACGCTGCTGCATGACCTTGAGCATGCCAGGCTTCACTCGCTGGGCCAGCTTGGTTTGTGCCAGCACCAGGGCAAACGGGATCTGCTTACGCTGAATGTCCGAGATTTCGCGGAACAGCGGGGCACTATCGGTATCGATACTGAGATTGAGCACTGCCCCTACCTCACTACTAGCTGCGGGAGTTGATTCCAGCCTTCTTGGCCAGAAATTGGGTGTACAAGCCGCCGGCGACATCTGCACCGATCACCGCAATGACTATGCCCAAGCCAGCGGCAAGGTAGAGGTTGTTCCACAGAGCCATCGCGAGCAGTAGCGTCGCCATGCCAAGCAGGCCAGACGCAAGAAAGCGCAGGGCTACGCGTTGCAGTATCTGTCGAAGACCAAGGTCTGTACCTGATGCCCTCAGCATTTCCCCAGAAAGCCCGGCCATGCTCAACAACACCAAAAGCCATAGGGGCACATCCGCAAGTGTTTGATGCTCAGTGTTCATCTGTAGTCCTCAAATAGCTCCGGCCTCCATCGCGCTGGCATCCGCTTGGAGCAAGGAACCAGGCATGGGGTCCAAAAAGAAAGGCTCCGCACGATGGCAGGGCTGTACATGGGCACAAAAAAACCGGCTCATTGGCCGGTTTCTTGAAGGCGTTCCGTTGCGTTCACAGCAACACATGCTGCTATAAGAACAGATCCATTCCGTGCGGAAAAGAGACATTTTCTCTATGATTGAGGCTTGACCATGGAGGACAAAATGCCGTTAGAAATTACCATCCCTGCTTTGGCGAAAGCACTTTCCCCGATTTTTGCTTCACTAGCAAAGGGAGGGATAGATGTTGTAAAAGATCAACAGATAAAATGGAACTCCGTTAAGTCCGTCGAAAAGCTTTCAAAACTTCTTTTAGACATTAATACAGTAAAAACCATGTGGTCCCGAGAATCAGGCACCCTTATAGATGACTTTTACTACCCTTCGAAGCTCCAGAAAAAAGCCTACACCGCACAAATAAAAAGCATTGATGACTTACCAAAGCATGTAATAATCGAAGGTATCGTCGGACAAGGCAAATCCATTTACCTACGACAACTTTGCAACTCCGCAATTGAAAAAGAAATAATCCCAATATTTCTTGAGCTGCGCATGATTTCTGAAAGCCGCTCACTTCGGCAGCTAATTTTTGACTTTCTAGACTCCGCCGGAATTGAGGGGCAAGAAAAAGTTCTATCTTATCTATCCAGCACAGAGAAGCTAGTATTAATTCTTGACGGATTCGATGAAATACCAACAGACAAAGTAACTGACACAATTTATGAGATCGAGCGCCTAAAAGCTAAACATCAAAACTTAAAAATCATCGTATCATCCAGACCGTATAACGCAATACAAAACCTGGGGGGATTCGGAGTATTTTCTTTGGCCGAGCTGACAGACTCAGATTATGAGCCGTTCCTCAGAAAACTCATTCCAGACATCACAAAGCGCTTCTCTATAACACAAGCTATTGCCGAAGCTCCAAAAAATGTAAAAGGAGTGATAACAACCCCATTAATGTTGACACTCCTTGTTCTGGTCTACCAGTCTGAAAGTGAAATACCATCTACCCTGCCGATTTTCTTCGACAAGCTGTTCAACACAGTATTCACCAAGCACGATAAACTAAAGGCAGGGTTCAACAGGCAGCATAATAGCGGTCTATCTGAATCAAGGCTATTAAAGCTTTTTGATGCATTTTGCTTCATGACCCTGCAATCCGGCTCAGGAAGATCTCTGAGTCATCTTGAGTTCAATTCGAGTTTCGAAAAAGCAGTAAAATACACCCCTGACTCCAATTGCCAAATAGAAGGCTTTAAGAAAGACATCATTAATGTCGCGTGCCTTATGCTTGAGGATGGTTTTGATCAAGTCACTTTCCTACACAAGAGCATTCTTGAGTACCATTCTGCTTCATTCATTAGAAACTCGAGCGATGAGATTGCAAAAAAGTTCTATCGAAGCGCGCCTGAAAATTTTTTCAACTGGGAAACAACACTTACATTCCTAAGCAACATTGATAGTTACAGATACGGCCGCGACTACATACTATCGGAATACCCGAAAGAACTTTCAGCTGTCACTTCATTACTGCAATCCCGCAACGACAAGGACTTAATAT